GTCCAGGCGCCGTCGACCACGGTCAGCACGTGGCCCGCGGTGCCGGGTTCGGGGAGCGATGTGATCTGCCACCCGGCCGCGGTCTTGAGCCGGATCGTGGACGTGGCCGGGTTGAGGTAGAGGTCCCCGGTCGTCGCGTTGCTTGGGTAGACGGTGCCGCGCCAGTGCACGACGGTCGCACCCACTGGGCGGGCGGTCGAGGCTGTGGCGCCGTGCTCGACCACCCTGCCCAGGGTGGCCGCTTGGAGGGTGGTCTGCTCACCCGCCGAGTCGGTCGCATAGACCCGGTCGGCGGCGGTGGTCTTGTCGAGCTTCCCCGACACGTCACCCCCGCCGCCTCCGCCGCCGGGGGCTTGGTCGACCCACGTCACGTCACCGTCCGCCGCCGACGCCTTGCCGAGGATCTGCCCCACGCCACCGCCGGGTGGGAGGACGGCGGCGATTTCGTCGCGGAGCTGGTCGACCAGCGAGTGCGGGATCTGCCCGTCGCTGGTCTCGATCACGGCGCCGATCTGGGCGTCGGCGGTCAGGTGGAATGTGCCGAGCATGGTGGGCCCGGTCTGGCGGCGGGCGCCGGCGGGCTCGACCCACGTGGCCCACAGCGAGTAGAGGACCCCGGCCTGCGCCGAGTCGGGCAGCGAGGCGGTGAATGCTCCGGCGCCGGACAGGGCCAGCGGGACGACCTTGCCGACCCGCACCGTCGACGGGGCATCCACGATCGCCTGCCGCGACGACGACACCCACGCCTGCAACGCCCCCGCCGTCCTCGGTACGCCCTGCACGTCGAGCATGCTGCCGGTCAGGGTACGCATGGTGATGGCCATCAGTCGACCCTCTCGCTCGACGTGAGGGACGGACCCGACCCGGTGGCCACATCCGAGCCCACCGACGTGAGCAGGCTGATGACGGCAGCCATGCCCGACACCGACACGGCCGTGACCCAGTCCGTGTCCAGAAGACCCGTACCGGAGGCGACCAACAGCGACGCCGCCACCTGGCAGAACGTCTTCACGGCGCGCTCCCCGGCGGCCCGCCAGAACCTGGCAGTGAGGATCGTGGAGGTCGGTGCCGGCGGCGACGTCGTGCTCACGCCGCGGCCCCGCTCTTCCGGGTGCGCCGCCAGAGCTGCCGGAGCATCACCCCGGCCCGCTTCGTCGGGGCCTTGCCGCCGGGGGTGGCGGGCGGCTCCCCGGTCAGGACGTCACGCGTCCATACGGCGTCCGCCACCTGCTCGGCGGTCGGGACCGCCTTGCGGACCTCGGCCGCGACGATCGCGCGGACCTCATCGAGTGTCGCCATGATGTCGTCTCCCCAATCAGTCGGAATGGTCGTCACCAGCGGCTTGGGCCGCGGGTGATAGTCGGCGCCCCGGGACGCGAGCCCCGACCGGCCCGCCACGTACTCGCCCCACTGGTGGCGCGCACCGTCAGCGAGGTCGTGGTCGGTGCCGAGCACCATGTGCAGATGCGGATCCATGCCGCCCCGCTCCGGGCTCCGATCACGCAGCCACGCCCCGGCGCCGCCCTCGCGGGCGACCCGCACCATCGCCTCCTGCTGCGCCGGGGTCTTGTCCCAGGTCCGCAGGTCGAGGCACCCGCCCCGATCGTGGTAGCCCGCCGACGCGTCAGCGCCGCCGCCGTTCTTGATCATCCAGGCGCCCTGCACGATCGTCGGCGTGAACCCGAGCCGGTCGACATAGCCGTCCCACCAGGCGGCGAGGCGGTCGCTCATCCAGATCGCGCGCCCCGACGTGTCCGTGCCGCGGCGGCGCACCGTGCTGTCGCTGCTCATCAGCGGACCCCCGTCCAGGTGAAATGGGTCAGGAACGGCCGGTGATCGGACGACTCGTCGTCGGGCGAGAGCTGAGACCACGCCGAGAGCTGCCCCCGGTAGATCACGGCATCGATCAGCCGCGGCCCATGCGTCCCACCCGTGGGCATCGACTTCCACGCGAGCGTGTACCTCGGCGCCAACGTCTTCAGCAGCGCGCGCGCCCACAGGCGCTTGAGGTTGATGTTGAAGTCGGCCGCGATCGCCCGCCCGTGGCACTTGTACCGGCGGGCGAGCTTGTTGAGGCGGCGCTTCGTGCCGCGTGCCGCGGCGAGCCACTGCGCGGCCCTGGCCGTACGGTGCCGCTTGGCGAGGTCCCGTTCGACCGCGGACGGCAGGTGGATGACCGCCCACGCCATCCGCCTACGCGCGACCGTGTCGTAGAGGATCACGATCGTGGCGTGGATCGGGTCGCGGAGCTTTGACGAGCCTTTGCGGCGGATTCGGAGCCTGGTGGGCCGGTAGGACTCGGCGTACACCAGCCGCCACCGAGCGCCGAGCCACCCGGCTGCGGTGTCGTCGCCGTTGCCGTTCCGGGAGCCCGCGTACGTGTCCCAACCGGGTCCGAGACCCCGTATCAGAGCCTGGCGGCGCTTGAGTCGCTCGACCTCGGTGACGCTCAGCGACTGGGCCCGCTCCGCGTATTCGCGGGCGGCCTGCTCGAGTGTGGCCGGAGGCCGGTCCCACCGGCTTGACGAGTGTTCGTGCGTGAATCGCACAGCCATGATCCATCCCCCTGGGAGTGTTGGTTTACGGTCCCGGCGGGGCCGCGGGCCGGCAGAACCCGCCGGGAAACTTCCTGTGATGTATTGACACGTGCAGCACCTCGACCCCGAGCAGACGCACGATGAGGATCACGAGCCCGGCTTGCGCTGCCTGCCGAGCGAGGGCCAATGCAGACCGCCCAGCCGGGACTCGACCTCAGCCGACCAGGACTCCGACCGCAGCAGGTGGTCACCCACCTGCCGCGACAGATCCGACAGATCCGACCGGGTGCGCCGCTGCTCAGCCCGCAGCTCGCGGATCTCGGTGTGCATGTCGTCGAGCCGGTCCAGCACGGTCGGCTCGTCCGACTGGTGAGCGTTCACGCTCACCTGGTGCTCGACCCTCTGCATGGGCTTCAGCAGGTGCTCACGCAGATACGGCAGGAGCACCCAGCGGACCATCAGCCCGGCCAGCGCGGCGAGCGCGAGCGTGGTGGAGATGATCCACGTGATGAGTTCGCGCCAGTCAGCAGACACCCGAGACTCCCATCTAGCGCTTCCTGATCTTCAACGGGTCCGCGTACCGGCCGCGGGCCCAGGTGGCCATGGCGTGGATGCCGCGGGCTGGTTTCCCGTCGGGGTCGGCCTCGATGGTCGACGTCGCCGCCGTGTGACGGGTGGCTTGCAGGATGGTGTCGTGCCACGGCCCGGCGACCGAGTCCATGCCCGCTGTCGCCCACACGCGGACCCGCTGCCCGGCGATGAGGCACCGGCCTGGCATGGGGACCTGCCCGGGCGTGGTGGTGTTGACCGACGACAGGGTCATCGCGTCGGTCAGCGCAGGCCTGCTCAGCCGCTTGCGGGCGGCTGCCTCAGCGTTCGCGGGCGACAGGTTCCCGCGGCCGGTCAGGTCGAGCGTGGCCCACCGGTCGGCCACGATCGCAGTGTCCGGGGACGTGTCCCGCACGATCGCGTAGACCGTCGCATCAGAGTTCCGGTAGGCGACGTAGACGGCGTTGACATAGTCCTGGCTGGTGATGCCCCATCGGACCTCCCGCAGCCGCACCCACGCCGACACGGGGATGTCGTCGAGTAGCTCCCAGCGGACCCGGCGATGCTCATCGACCCACCACCGGCCGCTCACATCGGCCATCGCCCGGTCCAGTACCTCCCCGACCGTCGTCCCGAGGGGCTGGTCAACCACGTGCACGCCCGCCCACGCCGAGATCTCGGGACCATCGCTGCCAGCGATCACACCGGCGGTGGTGAGGCGGGCCAGGATCGGCGCCAGGATCGACGTGGGCCGCATGTCGGAGTCGGAGTGGATGGCGGGGGTCTTGTCCAGGGTCCGCGACAACCCCACCGCATGCCAGGTGCCGGCGGTGTGGTCGGACTGCTCCCCGACCTTCCCCCACCACTTCAGGGTGCCGCCGTCCCACAGCTCGACCCATTCTCCGACCGGGAGCCGCCGCGTCGTCGTGCCGACCTGTGACCACGTGGCTTCGTCGGGTCCGCCGCGTGCCAGGTGGGTCCAGGTGGCGCCGGCTGCGGCGTCCATCCACGGCCGCCCCGGCAGACCCGGGAACCGCACACGGACCGCCACGTCAGGCCCCCACGGCCGGGGGTACGTCGATCCCCGCCGGCGTGTACGTCACGCGGCCCTGGATGCCGCCGATCGCGCCCGCCGCACACGCATAGATCGCGTTCGGGCCCGGCCGCAGCGTCAGGTCATCCAACGCGCCGACCGACGCTACGGCGCGGGCTTCGGTGTCCTCGCCGCCCTCCGAGAGCCACCCCATCACCCGCGCACCCGGACGATCCGGCGACGGGGGCGTGATCGACACGTACGCCTCATCCGGCGCCCAACACGTGACCACCCCGCCCGCACGCCGATCCGGACGCGACGAGTACTCCTGGAGGGTGAGGCAGACCTGGTCGACCCGGATCCCGGCACCGGTGAGGGCGAGACGTTGGGTCGCACCATCCGGAGCCACCGCCGTAGACGGCAGCGTGACCGACCCGAGAGACACCCACTGATACGTGGGCCCCGGGAAGCTCCGGTGGACCGTCGCCACCGGGGTCAGGGTCGGCGACGGCTGCAGTGGGTTCGCGACGCCTGCGGCGATCGTGACCGGCACAATCCCCGCACCAGCCGACCTCCTCGCCAGCACCCACAGTTCATAGGTGGCCTCGGGCAGCCGGGTGGCGGGGATGTCCCACCGCACCTGCGACCCGATCGACACGTACGACCCGGACAGGCCCCGCGTGTTCGAGCCGTCCTCGGTCGTCCACGACCCCGTCGCCCGATACGAGCTGACGTTGGGGCCGGCGTATCCGGAGCCGGTCTCGGCCCACGCATGCACCAAGACGCTGTACTGCGACCCGAAATTCAGGACCGGCTCCAACACCAGCGCGGCCGCCGTCCTCGCCGTCCCGCTAGCGGTCACCGTGCCCAGGATCTCCCGATCCGACCCGACCGCCGGAAGCACGCCAACCCACGACACGTCGTCGAACTGCACCGCCAACCGAGTACCGGCACCCGGGGTCTGCCACCTGACATCCACGATCCCGACCACGTCGTCGGGCACCCGATGCCACCATGTGTTCCCCGACCGCATCACCAGATCACACACGCCCGCACCGGCGTTCACCGACACGTACAACGCCGACACATTCCCGGTGAGCGTCGTACGGATCAGCCGCTTCGAGGACGGCCACGAGGACACCGGCCGGGTCACCCTCACCGCGCTGAAATCACCCGGGCCGAACCCATCCGGCACCCGACACCGCAACGTCCCACTGGATACGGTCATGCAGTCATCAGGCACCGCACCCCACAGGCTCGACGTCACACCACCGCCAGCCTGTACCCCCACCGCATCCCAACCACGACCCTGCACCGCCGCACGAGTGCCCGACAGATCATCCAACGTCGTCGGGGACGGTGTCACAGACGGCACCACAGGCACCGACACCGCAGACCGGGCGTAGGCGTAGGGCAGGCATCGGGCTTCGAGGGCGTAGGTGCGGAGCCGCGTGCATTCGAGGACACCGGACCACACCTTCTTGGCCTTGACCCACTGCACCCGGTAGACCGCCGGGGTCGCACCCATGTGGGGCGGCGTCCACACCAACTCGCCCGCCCTGCACGCCTCGAGAAGCCGGGCCGTGTTGGCGTCGAGCTCGGCGATGTCGGCGCCGCGCACCATCACCCGCAGATGGTGGGCGAGGTTGTCGTACCCTTCGACCCACTCGTGCTGTCCCTCGCCGGTCCACGACGCGATCGCCTGCACGATCGCCTCCGGGGATGCGAGCTCGGTGCCGTCCTCGAGCACGTCCACCCCGGCACCACCCACAGTCTCGGAGGTGTCGATCACCAGCGGCACCCCGTTCAGCACCAGCTCGGGCGGGATGTCGCTGCGGGACAGGTCCTCGTAGAGGCGGCTGGTTCGGGTCATATGGTGCTCCTTGCCGCGTCGTCGAGGATGCCGTTCATGCGGTGTCCGAATTCGGCGCCGGATTCCCTGGCGGACCGGCGGACGTCGGCGCGGAGGCCGCGTAGTTCGGCGAGCAGCACGTCGTTCCCGCCGCCCGCCCGGGCTGGTGCGACCGGCGGGGGCCCGGTGGGGGTGACGAGCCCACCTTGGGCGTACCTCATCTGGTTGATCGCGTTCAACATGTCCACCCCGTAGTAGTTCACCGCGGCCGTGCGGACCATGAACTCGCCGTTGGAGCCCATGAGCGGGATCGAATCCGACGTGCCGGTCCCGGGGCCGGTGATGAGCCCGCCGCCGGCCTTCCCCTCCCCACCACCACCAGGCTTCCCTACGGTGCGGTAGTGGGTGGTGACCGTGATCGTCTTCGACGACAGGCCGTCGATCGCGCCCTTCAAATTCCGGGCCTTACTGATCGCCACCTCAGTCCCCGTCACACCAAGGGCGGTGCTCTTCTGCTTCGGGATATCCTCGATCGCCTTCTCGGTCTTCTTCGCCTTGCCCCGGGCTTCGACGTCGCCCCGGATCCCCAGCGCCGAATAGATCTGCCCGGGCAGCGCCCTGATCGCCTTCTCGGTCTTCTTCGCGTCGCCCTGTGCTTTCGTGGCACCCTTGATCCCGAGCGCGGCATACACCTGGTTGGGGATGTTCTTGACGGCTCGTTCGACCTTCTTGGCGTCGCCCTGTGCTTTCGGGGCACCCTTGGTCTCTACCCTGGTGGCGCGGTTGGATGGGATTTCCATCAGCCGGTCAGCGAGCCGCTTCGCCTGCCCCTCGTTCCGGCCCATTGCGATCGCGGTGTCGATGAATGCTCGGCGGGCGCGCTTGTACGCCCCAGGGACGTTCTGTGTGGCGTCTTCGAGTCCGTTCCAAGAGCCGGCGAGCTGGTTGAGCGACGTCCGGTTCGCACGGCCCGCCTCGGTCGTAATGTCGAGGGTTCGCCCGTTCCTCTTCGCGGCCTCGGCAGCGTCATCCATCGCCGCCTCATACGCGATCTCCGCGTTGCTGGTCCGGATCGCTTCCTCGCGGACGCCACGCATGGCCGTCAGGAGGTCGTCGAACGCTGACGCAGCCTCACCTGCCGCGCCCTCGGACTCCCCGAGCCCATCCGTCGTCCCCGACATCGCAGTGTCAAGGTCCTTCGCGCTGAACCCGGCAGCGAGCAGCTGCTCACGCATCCCGGACACGGACCCGGTCGCGTTGTCTGCCGCACCCGTGGTCTCGGACATAGCATCCGCGACGGCAGCCTCGGCAGACGACAGCAGGCCGGCCTCTTCGCGGGCGCGCCCGAACTCGTCGGACTGGCTGCGGAGGTTGGCGAGCATGTCGTCCGACTCGGAGTTGGCGTACGACACGACGCCGCGATAGGAGATCCACTCCCCGGCAGCGCCGGAGAGCTGCGACCTGACCTGTGCGAGCGCGTCGGCGTTGCCTGTCGCTGCCCGGGTGACGAGGTCGAGACTGATTCCCATCTCTTGGGCGTACTCAACCCAGCCGGAATCTTGGAGGTTGTCCGCGACCATCGCGGCGCCGTTCTCCGTCAACGCCCCTGTCTGCGCGTCGATCTCCGCAGAGAGCGCTTTGACGCGGGCGGCTGACTCGGCCTGCCGTTGCGCCCACGCCACCACCAACGCTGACGCGGCTGTGAACGCGACCCCGACCGCACCGAGACCGACCGCGAGACCACCGAGACCAGACCCGATCCCAGACGCGGAGAACCCGCCGAGCAGGCCCTTGACCTTCGTCGCGGTGATCCCCAGATCAGAGAGCGCCTGCCTACTGTCGGCCGCGAACTGAACAATCTTCGACCCGGCCCAGACGCTGCCACCCGCGACCGCCGTGAACCCCGCGAGGGCACCAGCCGCAGCCTGCACCGGACCCGGCATCCGGTTGTACACGTTGACGACCCCCGTCGCCAACTGCACCATCGTCCGTAGCGGCCCCTGTGCACCCTCACCAGTCCCGATCAGCGCGGTCTCCAGGGCGCCCGTGAACGCTTCGACGTCGCCCTTCAAATTGTCGAGCTTGGTCGCAGCCGACTCGGCGGCATAGCCGGAGTCGTCGACCTTCCGGATCCAGTCCTGGATGCCTTCGGCGCCCTGCTCGTACAGGATGCTGGCGGCTCGGATGGCGTCTTGGCCGAACATCTGCTTGAGGGTGGCGGCCCGCTGCTCGTCCGTCATCCCGGCGAGTGCGGTGCGGAGTCGGCCGGCGGTCTCTTCGAGCCCCACGAAGTTCCCTTGAGCGTCGAACGCGCTGAACCCGAGGTCGTCGAAGAGCCCCTGAGCCTTCTCGGTCTGCGGCACCAGATTCAGGAGCATCGTCTTGAAGCTGGTGCCCGCATCCGACCCGAGCAGACCCGCGGACGCGAACGCCGACAAGCCGCCCACGGTCTCCTCAAGCGAGAGGCCCATCTGCGCGGCCACCAACCCCGACTGGTCCAACGCCCCCGCAAGGTCGGTCACCTCCCCCTGCGCCTTACCCGCCCCGGCCGCGAGTAGGTCGGCGACGTGGGGGACGTCCGCCCCGGCGAGGTTGAACTGGGTCAGAGCGGAGGCGGCGATCTCGGCCGCGTCAGCCACCTGCAACTCCCCGGCGGCCGCGAGGTCGAGCGCACCCGAGAGCCCGCCGGAGAGGATGTCCGAGGTGGAGACGCCCGCTTTGGAGAGGTTCTCGATCGCACCCGCGGCCTCGGTCGCGGAGAACGCCGTGGAGGCGCCTGCGTCGATCGCCGCATCCCGGAGCCGGTCCATGTTCGCGGCCGTCTCGCCGGTCGCTGCCTGGACCTTGGACATGCCCTGATCGAAATTCGCGGACGCGACCACCGCGGCCCCGAGCCCCGCCGCCGCCACCAGGCCGACCTTCCCGGCCGTGGACCCGAAATGGTCGAGCCCCTGCCGGTACTTCTCAGCCTGATCCGTGTTCGCCGTCAGATCACCAGCAAGCTTCTTTGTCGACGCGGCGGCCTGACCCATCTTCGCCTGAAAGCCAGCGATATCCGCCTGTAGCCGGTACACAATGCTGCGATCGGCCACAGGCGGACACCACCCTTCGCGTCAGGATTCAGTTAGTCGGAGTGCAGGATGAATGGGTCGTCGACGGGTTCGATCTGCGCGGAAAACACGGATGACCCGTCGAGCGGGTGGAGCGCGTCGAGGCTCTTCTCTCGATCCGCGGGATGATTCTTCCGGAGCCTGCGCCAGCCCCATTCGACGGTCGCGGACGCGTAGCAGGTCGCTAGGTGGGGATGCCAGTCGATGTCAGGGTTGGCGCATGTCTCGCGGAGATTCCCACACCGCGGGCACACCAGCTCGTCGTAGTCGAGCAGCAGATCCCGGTCGTCATCCGACAAGGCCCGCCACTCGTCGAGCCGGTATCCCCAGGCTTTGGCTACGCCGAGTTGGCGCCGGTACTCCGGGGAGGCGAGTCGGGCCTTGCTTTTGGGTTGGCCTCCGGGATGTTGGCCATGTCCCACGCTTTCTTGAGTAGGAGCCGGAAGTCGCCCTCGGTGAGGTCGTCGTCGGCCCATGCCTGGAACGCGTCGAGCGTGTCGAATGCGGGTTCGACGAGGCTGGCTCGGACAATCTCGTCCGCGGCGGCGTCGGTGTTGAGTTCGGCCGCAGCGTCAGCCGCGGCCGTGGCCTCGTCGGCGCCGTCAGCTTCGGTGCGGGGCGGGTACTTCTCCTTGATCCGCCGCCACGGCCCACGCGGGATCGCCTTCTGGACGACCTTCCCCGCAGTCTCGGCCTCGGCGGACAGCGCCTCGTATTCGCGCCACAACGCATCGGCCTGCCCGACCTCGGCCAGCGACATCGACGGCCCCGCCTCGGCCTTGGACATCTCCGCGGCCCGCGCGTAGAGCGCGTTGAGCCTCTCGGTGAAATCGCCGGTCATCAAGTAGGTGGTCGCCACCCTGGCCATGACATTGCTCCCTGCTCGGTGAGAGGTGTGGTGAGATTCCCCGGGCCCGCGCGCCTCTCACCATGAGCACACGGACCCGGGGAGCCTGCTAGGCGGCGACCGCGACGTTGAACGCGAACCCGGTGCAACCCACCGCGCACGTGAACTTGTACACGCCGTCCGCGCCCGTGGAGGTCTTCCCGGGGACCGCCTTGTTCGTGGTCACCCGGAAGGTGTCCACGAACTGCCCTGCGGTCGCCTCCGGCGACGCCTGGTCGGCGATCACGTTCTGCCGGCGCACCAAGAACCCGGGGCCGCCGTCCTTCAGGAGCGCCCACGCCTTCTTGCCGTCTGCGGCGGCCGCGGCCTGCGGGTCCATGAAGAACGTCATGTCGGCGAGTGAGATCTTCTGGTCGCCGAGGAACTCGACCGTTGAGGTTTCGCACAGCGCGGCGGGGAGGGTGACCCGCTCGGTCTCGGACGTGGGGTCTTCGGTTTCCTTGAGCAGGAAACAGGACACGTTGAGGCCGCCGGCGGCGTTGATTTCCGCGACGGTCGGGGCGGTCAGGGAGGCGATGGCGGGGACCCACCACCACGTGTCCATGCCGTTGCTGGTCTGCCTGGCGGGGTTGATCGGCGCAACCATGGCGCTACTCCTTCTCCGACGCTGGGGTCGGGGGGATGTGGAACTTGATCTGGACGGGACGGCCGGACGGGCCCGTCGCGGGCTTCCCGGTCTTCTTGTGCGCGGCCGGGTCGTACCGGTCGACGGGGATCGGGTACTGGTGGCCCGTGTCGAGGTCACGCACATGCACGTACTCGGTGCTCATTGGTGGGATGCCTCCCATGTGTAGGTGTGGAGCCCGTAGAGGACTCCGTCGTCATCGGGGTCGCGGAGGATCTGCGCCGCCAACTCGCGCTCCGAACGCGGCGCGCCGGGGATCTCGGTCAGGTGGACGTCGTTCAACACGCCGTCAGCGGCGGCCAGGAGTGTCCGGACGCTCAGGGTGGTGCGGCCGAACGCCTGCACATAGGCGCGGACCAGCGACGTCCCCGCACCACCCGCTAGGCCACGGGCCCGCGGCATCCCGGTATCGACGCCGGCCACCGCATAGGGGTAGTCCGGCCTCGGCGGAACCTTGCCCTGCTCGTAGACCCGCGCGACACCGGCGCCGGTGAGCCGGGCGATGACCACCGTGTCGGTCACGGGATCAACACCTCCACGGCGTCCCCGATCATCCGCTCAGCAAGGGGCCCGCCCGCGGTGAGGGCCTTCAACCCGTCGAGGTGGGGCGGCTGATTCCTCGAGCCGTGTTCGAATGACATGCCGCCCTGCGGCTTCCCGGACTCGGGGCCGATATCGACCGCCACCCCGCCCAGGTCGAACACCAGCTCCGCGGATATCGCATCCGGGTAGTGGATGCCGTGCGCACCGGACGACATGCGGGCGCCGGTCCGCCAGACCGTCGCGATCATCTCGCCGGCGGCGAGCACCGGCTCACGGATCGCCGCACCAGCCCGCACACCGGCCTGCTGCAAACCCACCGCGAGGGCGAGGATCTCGGACGCGTCGCCCTTGATCATGACGCGGCTTCCTCACTGGGGGTGAGGATGGGGACCGAGACGGGCCACACCCAGATTTCGCCGTGCTCGATGGGTTCGACGCCCTCGACTGGCACGCGAGCGAGGACCTCGACGTCGTGGCCCGTGAACCAGACGCCGTGGGCGAGGACCTGCTCCGGGGTCAGCCCTAGCAGGTCCAGGATCGGACGGTAGGCGTCGGGGAGGTCCTCCCGGCGGATGTACTCGGCCGTGGACACGTACGGCTCGATCGGCGCAGGCTTGCACGACACGTAGAGAGTCACTGGTCGTCGTCCTCTCCCATACGGTCGCGGTCGGGACAGGTCATGTGACGACTCGTTCGACGTGGTAGCGGCGTGCGGTGCGGAGGGTGCCGGTGACGGGTTCGGCGATGCGGACCCTGTCGCCGGGGGTCATGAGGGACATGGGGTCGCAGTCGGTGAACTCGAACAGGTCGCCGACTGTCAGCGGGGGCGTGGTGGCGGGGAGGTGGAGTTCCATCCCGACCCGCACGGAGGTCCTGCCGCCGACTTCCTGGGTGCGGGACACGGCCTCTTGGATCTTCGCCGGACTGTCGGCGAACAGGAGGGTGTAGGTGGTGACGTCACGGTCGCCGTCGTACACGGTGTCGCCGGTCGGGCGTAGTGCCTGCCCGGTGTCGAGCATCAACGCCTCGGCCCGGTCGCGGCCGCGTTGGAGCACTTCCCGGACCGTCATCGGGCGTAGGCCAGCGAACCGGACCAGCCGGCCCGGTCCTGGTCGTCGGCGATCCCGAGGCGCCGCTTCTCCGCAGCAGTGAAGTAGACGTCCTGGGTGGGGTTGGAGAACTTCCGTGATTCGCGGTAGTCATCGACCGCGAAGTCCTCACCCTCGAGCCCGCCGGGGTTGCGCAGGACACGCAGGGTGGCCGCGATGATCACGTCGATCACGGTCTGCGTGTCCTGCGCGCCGGACTCGATCCGGGCGACGAGGGTGGAGTCTTCGCCTTGGAGTGCCCGCCACGCGACGTCGAGCCACGTCTGCAACCGCACGTCCGAGACCCCTTCGGGGATGTCTTGGAAGTACGCGTCGCGGACGGCTGCCGCAGTGGTGGGCGTGTCCATCAGGACGTCTTCCGGATCCTGCGGGTGGGCTTGGGCGCCTCGTCTTCGGGGTCGCCGTCCGAGTCGTCGCCCTCGCCCTGCTCGCCGTCGTTGGGGTCCTGCGGGTCGGGGTCGCCGTCCCACACGTCCTCCCGCTCGACCAAACCGTCGACGTCCTCCTCCGGGGTGCCGGCGGGGTAGAGCTTCCCGCCAGCCTCCACCGTGCGGTTCAGGATGCGGGTCACTCCGTCACCACCCCGGACAGGATCGCGATGTTGTCCGTGTCGGCCAGCACCGGCAGACCCACCACCGCGGCCTTCACGGCGCGCTCGACCGGGTCGTCGTTCCCGAGCGTCACGATCGTGACACCGGGGACCTCGGCCGGGGACAGGGCGGGCGCCCCGTTGGGCTGGTTGCGCTGGGACTGCTGCACAGCCTCCTGCGTGACACCCATCTCGGTGCGGCCCACCGGGTCGCTGTCCGAGGGCAGGTAGACGACCGTGCCGACCGGCAGCACCCGGGTCTTGGTGCCGTTGGCCGCCTCGAGCTTCCGGTCGTAGGTGACCGGAAGCGGCGCGTTCTGGTTCGCCAGGTACGCGTTCATTTGGTCGAGCCCGATCGGCTGCTGCGGGAACAGGGTCTGGACCGCAGCCAGGAGCACGGTCCGGGCGGCGGTGGACATGAGCGCGATCGAGGCGTTGTCTCCGGCCGCGTCCTGGTACGCCTTGTGTCCGGCCACGTACGAGGCGATGACCGCGGCCGGGGATGCGGGGTTCCACAGCGCCCCGGCGGTGATTTTTTGCCCGGCCGGGATCCCGAAGTCCACCGAGTGGGTGGCGCCGTCCTCCGCGACCAGGGAAACGATCCCGGTCGAGAGCAGTTGGCCGCGCATGAGTTCGAACGTGTTGTCGATGGTGAGCGCGGCGTTGGCGGCGCCGGACGTGAGCGCGGGCTGCCAGTCCACCGGCTGCCCGGCGAGCTGCTGGGCCAGGATGAGCTCGTTGTTGAGGTCGACCTCGTTGAAGTTCACGATCGGGGTGATCGCGGGGAGGTCGCCGCGGACGTCGAGCAGGCCCGGACGGCGGATCGGGGTCGCGGGGGCGCCGAACGCGCGGACAGGTGCGGTCTGGTCGAGCCGCTTGCGGCGGCCGAGCCGGTAGGACAGCGTGAAACGCGACGCGTACGGCAGGAACCGCGCGAGAGAGTTGCGGCGGTCCCGCATTTCGCGGGCGGCGAGGATGGTGGGCCGGAGGTCCGGCACCAGGTCGATGATCTGCATGAGTCAGAGTCCCTTTCTGCCGCCGGTCAGGCGGGCGGGGTGCCGTTGATGAACACGATCCCCTTGAGCGAGTTCTCGTTCGCGAGGGTGAGGACGTGGGGGAGGTACCTGCGGTCGCAGGTCGTCTCCTGGACGACCGACACCAGGTGGCTCTCGCCCGCCTTGATGACCAGGTCGTGCTTCAGGAGCCCCTTGGTCGGGACGAGGGTCCCGGACTTGACGAGCCCGTCGGCGTCGATGTGGGCGCCGTTGAAGGTCGCGGTGGTGACGGTGACGCCGTGGGCTCGGGCGCGGATGCCGTCCCGGTTCCACCGGTTGTCGCCGGTGTCGTAGCTGGTGCGCTTGGGCGCGAAGTTGGACACGAGATTTCTCCTTCGTCGTGGTCCACAGGGGTGGGGTGCGCTGGGGCTTCGCGCCCAAGCGGGGGTGGTGTCTAGTTGGCGGCGGGTGCCGCGGGGAGGCGGACGCCGGATGCGGTCTGCATCTCGGCGAGGATGTCCTTCACCTGGTCGGCCATCGGCCGGTCTGGGGCCCCTGGTGTGGGGCCGACGCCGGTTCCGCCGTGGCGGCGGGTGTCCCGGGCCAGGTGGGGCTTGCTCTTGACGAGGTCGTCGAGGGCCGTGCCGATCTTGGCGGGATCTGGGCGGCCTTGGTCGTCGACGACGGTGGTGAGGTCGATCATGAGGCCGTCCGTGCCGTCGTGGAGCCGGTCCTTCGCCGCGTTCACGACGGCGGTGCGGACCGCGGCCGCGGCGGCTTCGGCGGTGCGGGTCTGCTCGGCGTCCATGAGGGGCTTGACCGCTGCGTCGACGGCGTCCTTGATGAGGGCCGCGATGTCCGGCTGGTCACCGGGCTTCGGCGCCGGCGGGGCGGGTGGCTTGGGGGTTGGCGGGCCCGGGGGCGGTGTGGGGCGGGCCTTCGCTGCGGCGAGCTGCCTGCGTAGGTCCGCCGACACGCCGCGCTCGCGGACCAGCGCCCGCTTGCCGGGGTCGCCGAGCGCGTCCCAATCCTGCTCGGGCACGTCGTCGGGCCGCTCCGGGACGGGGTCCGGGTTCGTGTCGTCGCCGCCGAGGATCGGCCACAGCGGGCGTCCGTCGGGGCGCCACCCGATCGCACGGATCGGCATGCCGGTGAGCGGGTGCAGTACGCCCATCGTGGGCAGGGTGCGGGACATCGTGTCTCCTGATGGTTGGCGCCCACCCTCGTGGCGGGACGCACGTCTCTAGGCGGCGAGGTAGCCGTTGGCACGGAGCCCGGCGATCGCCACCGTGCGGTCTCCGTCTGCGAGCGCCAGGACTTCCGCGGGTGTGGACCGGCCGGACCGCTGCAACACGCTCGAACTCACGGTCAGGCCGGCGGCTCGGCTGGTCGTGTTCACGACCTGCGACGGCTCGGCGCCGGCGAGGATCGCCTCGCCCTGCACGCTGGTCAGACCCATGACCTGCCCGGCCGCGGCCATGGCTGCGACGTCGACCGTCTGCCCGACCGCCGCCTGATGTGTGGACATCTGGTGGATGCAGTCACACAGCGGATGCCGCCGGAACCCCGACGACCACCCGTAGAACCGGCCCGCGAGGATCGCACACCGCGAGCACGACGGCGGATTCAACACCCGCACATAGCCGCCCACGCCGGGCCGACGGGCCATGTCCACCGCCGACGCCGTACGGCCAGCGTCCTGCACGAACGTCGCGACCAGCCGGTCGAACGCGTACTGGTTGGCGGCCTTGTCCAGCCGGGCGGCCAGCTCGTCCTCGCCGGTCAGCAGCGCCGATGGGTTCACGGCGGCGATGGGCGGCGCGGCGATGTCCTGCTCGGCCAGTTCGGCGGCGCCTGCTTGGAGTGCGAGCGTGATCGCGAGCACCTGGTAGGCGCGGATCGCCTGCGCAACGGACCCGGGGCCACGGTTGGTACGACGCCTAGCCTCGGCTACGGCCCGCGCCGTCAGATTCTGCTGGCGCCGGTAGTGGTCACGCGCTGATTCCAGCATTCGCGGCCTCTTCGGCGTCGCGGAGCAGCCGCGCCATCGTCGGATCCGCCGCGGCAGCCTCAGCCTCCGCAGCCGCTTCCTCGGCACGCGTCGGGGACCAGCCGAGGAACTCCTGCGCCGCCGCACGCACGCCGATCCCGCCCGCGACAGCCTTCCCGAACGCGTCCACCGCGGCAGACTCGATCCGGGTGTTCGGGTCCTCCCACAACGGACGAACACGGACCTTCCGGGCGAGCGTCGGGTCCTCGAACTCGAGCATGCACCGCATGTAGCGGCGCCACGCCCCACCGAGCGGGCCCTGCTCGCCCATCGCCCGCAGACGACGCACCATCGGCGCCTCATCGGTCTTCAACAGCTCAGCCGACATGTGCGACTTCAGCTCGAGCGAGTAGTAGGTGGACGCGACCTTGGTCTGTGACCGGATCTTCCCAGCCGCGTGCTCGGCCCACGTCACAAACCCGTCCAGAGTGGCGGGCGTGAACTGCCCGAACCGCATCGGGATGGGCTTGCCTTCCTTGTCGAGCGCCGCCGACCCGACCCACAGGTGGTCGGCGCGCGGATTGAACCCGATCGCAGGCTTCCCGTGCCTGTCCAACAGCGGCTTCGTCGGGTCCTTGGGGTCCCGCGGCACGTGGAGGTTCTCGGCGAACCGGATCGGGACGGCCCCGAAGTGGCCGGCGAACACCATCAGCCCCTCGATGAGGTCCACGATGTCGACCTCGGTCTGGATGCGCTCAATCTCCGACTGAGGGTCGTCCAGGAGGCGCGGCTGGTGCGTGAACTCGAACGCCGGCACGTACGGGTGAGACTGGCGGGGTTCGCTGATCTGCCAGCGTGTCCACGGCGCCTCGGGGTCCTCAGGGTCAGGGCGCGCATCGGTGCCCTCGGTCAAGTCGAACTGCTGCCCGGGCAGCACCAGCAGCCCGCGGCGGCCGCCGTCCCACTCATCGGTCCAGATCTTCATCCACGCGTCGGTGTCGTACGGCGGCGCCTGCATCCTGTGGCCCGCGCACTGCCGTGCGGACTCGATGCTCCCGACCGCCCGCGGCCCGTTTCGCTCGCGGGACACGAGGCCCCATGACCGGGACCCGATCAGGGCCTCCCGATGTGCTTCGGGGTGCATCACGTCGAGGTCGGAGTCTTCCCACGCCTGGTTGACGATCTGCGCCGCACGCCGGCCGTCCCCGCCCGGATCAGCGACAGCCTCCACGATCCGGAGCCGCTCAGTGAGCGCGTCGATCCCGATCGCGGCGACACCAGACCTCGGCGGCGCGATCGACATTGCGTGCTTCACGGCGTCGTCGCCGTACACCTGACGGTATTCGGCTGCGATGAACGGCAGCACCCACTCGTTGCGATACCGTTTGTTGAACGGCCGCTCGTAGGCGGCCTGCGCCTTGATCTTGGCTTCGAGGTGGCGGACCCATCCCATGACGGTCGGCATAGGGTCCCCTCTCTCTGTCGGTCACATTCCGAAGACGATCGGCGGCAGATAGGCGGGCGGCTTGTCGGTCCATCCCTTGGCGATCGCACGGGCGCGGGCCTCCAGCGCGAGCGCGTCGCCTACCACCGAGTCGATCTTCCGCGACGAGTTCGGGTTCACCTTCCGCACCAGCCGCAGACGGCCCCTGCGCGCCACGTAGGCGTTTCCGTAGTGGACCGAAGCGACCGGGTCGTCGTCGTGCCCGATCACGCCGTTGGTCAGGTCGGTGTGCAGCCGGTTGAGGGCCGCGTCCATCACCGTGTAGTGGTCCGTGGGGAACTCCAC